AGTTCTACCAAATGACGTTGAAACATATTGGCAATGCTTTTTGCAATACACGTTTTTCCTGTGCCAGGAGGTCCATACAAACAAATTCCTAATGTATATGGATCCCCATGCTTAATATACTCATCTTTATTATCACGAAAATGCAACAATTGTTTTAATAATTTTTCTTTTTCTGGAAAAAACATGTTGTCAAACGTACGATAACTAATAAATTCATTTTCTCTCCATTTTTTTGTTTCATCTTCTCCTTGACTATCGTTTTCTAATGAATAAATAAATTTTTTACCATCACGTTGTTTTTCCAACTCATTCAAATAATGTTCCGTATTTTTTTCAACAAAGTTTTTTAGTTCGTTTGCTGTTTTCTTGTGGGAAAATAATTCAATAGAAATTGTTTCAATAGGACCTTGCAATTCTATTACTTTATCCGATTGTTCACTATTGTCTTTGGAAAAAATGCGGCAATATATATTGTCTTCAAGTAAGAAATAAGTATCCTGATTTACAATATAGATTGTACTTTTATTGTGTTTTTTCATTGATACTTCATCATCATCATTATATTCAATTTCATCATCCATGATGGATTTAAGACTATTAATCCCTTCAAACTTGCATTTTTTATTAATTAAATACCACAAAGCGCGAAACTCTTGGGAAAACATATTATTGTATTTAAAGCACCAATGGGAAGCCCGCAATGATCTTTTTCCTTCAATTAATAGTGTATATTTTGGGTGAAGCTGAAATAAATTCCAAACTATATTCATTTGTTTAATATAGTCAATAAAATAAGGTAGACAAGATATTAGAAGAATGTAAAATAAGTTTTCCAATGTATTTTTTGAACTGGAGCCATTCATAAACAAGCTCATTTTTAAAAAGTCCAATAATTGTGTTTCATCACGCAACATTTATTATTATTATTGGGTGTATACGTTTAAATAATATTTAAAATTGATAAAAATGGTTTCTATTGTATTTTATCATACACATAATAATGAAATGTTCTTATTGCCATGAAAAGGGTCATAGTATTCGTACTTGTATAAAAGATAATCACTTTATAAACCTATTAGATGCTCCAACAGAACCGAAATTCTTTAGTATGCCTTATTTAAAAATCAAACGTTTAGCATCTTTGATTCATGTCAAAACCACACTACCCAAGATTCAACTATGTTGTATATTAAGTAAAGAATGGAAAAAACGCCAAGGCAGAGTTTCAGAAGAAACAACATGTCCAATATGTTATGACTCTTTCGAAGAAAAGGGTGTATGTACTACAAAATGTAAACATCAATTTTGTACACAGTGTTTTATTACTCATTGTCGACGTAAAAATGATTGTCCACTGTGTAGAGCAGTGTTATTGGAGCCTCAATTTCAACATGTTGAGCCCAATAATGATCAGCAGAGTCCCGACGAAGACATTGAAATGATTGCAGAATTTTTAGAATTTATAAGGAGTTCATATAACATTCATATTCATCCAGGTCTATTAAATAATAACAATAATATTACCATAAATAGGTAAAAAAAATGACATACACAAATTATTTTTTTTGTACCAATAAAACACAACAACATGTCTGATTTAACGAAAATGCTTTCCACGTCTTGTGGTCTTATTGAGGGAACTCAATGTGATGATGATACATTGCCATGTGTTTCTCAAGAACCTCTACGTCCCCTCTCTATGGAATCCCGCACTATTCAACATTGTGATGCAGTAGACAATAACGATACATGTATTTATTATAATTGTGATCATTTTAAAAGCAAGTTTAACGAAGCGCAAAACAATGACCAAATTCGCCATTGCAATAGTCTATTGCATAGAACATTGAGTTGTAAGGACATGTATGAAGCGCTAAATATTATTTTTGAATTTTTACAAACACGATCGCCAAATAGTATGTGTGTTTACGGCGCCAGTTCATGGGGTATGGTTGGGCATGGACTATATTGTGATGATACTGGAAAATTTTATGGCTATTATAGTGGAAGCTTTGGATTAACAATATATATTGTGGAAAAATCATTTATTAAAGACATGTATAATGATGACGATGAGAGATTGGCAAAAATCGAGGAGATGACTTTTTGATAAAAAATAAAAATGAACATGATAAAAAAATATTTTTTTATTGCAAAAATACTGCAAAATGTGTACTACACAAGTAAAATCACTCGTAGAAATGGAGGACATAGTAAAATGGCAATCAGCAGATGTTATTGCACAAGAAAATTGGCATATATATGAAGAAATTATGCATACTATTTATAATTGGGTACTGACACAAGAAACAAAGAATATGTCCTTCGAGCAAATGAAAAATACTGAATTTACAAAACTGCAGCATAAATTGCAACGTAATTATAAAATACAAATTAGTAAACCCATTTTGAATTTTGTTTACAAAAAAATGATTATGCAAGAAAAAATAAAAGAGAATTATATGGTTTCGAAAGTTATTATGAAAAAACAGGCGAATGATATTTCAGGTATTAATCAAATAACACTTCTTACTTCTCCTCGCCCCCATGGTCAAGATTTCAGTTGCAAACATGACTGTTATTATTGTCCAAATGAACCAGCACATGAAGGTAATAATTGGGTGCCTCAACCACGTAGTTATTTGGCAAAAGAACCAGCCGTGTCGCGAGCGAATCGCAATAGTTTTGATCCAATTAAACAAACTACTGATCGATTGAATTCATTGCTTATATGTGGTCATAAATGCGATAAATTGGAATTTATTTTGGAAGGAGGCACAATGACGGAATATCCGAAACGCTATTTGGAAGAGTTTTTCCAAGAATTTATTTATGCATCAAATACCTTTTTCGAACCAGTAAATAATAAGCGTCCCATGATGAGCTTACAAGAAGAGATTAGTTTTAACAAAAATGCCAAATGTCGCATTATTGGTATATGTATTGAAACGCGACCAGATGCCATCCTGGAAAAAGACGAAGATGGTATTCCTTGGATACAAACTCTATTATCTTGGGGTGTTACGCGTATTCAGTTGGGTGTGCAGCATTTGGATAATGCTATTTTAAAGAAAATTAATCGGGGACATAGCATTCGTAAAGTTATCCAGGCGATGGAAATATGTAAAAATAATTGCTTCAAAATTGATATTCATATGATGCCTGATCTCCCTGGTTCCACTCCTGAAATGGACAAAAACATGTTTCACGAGCTCTATACATCAGACAAATATCAACCTGATCAAGTAAAAGTGTATCCATGTTCGGTGGTGCCATGGACAAAAATTAAAGAGTGGTATGACGCAGGAACGTATAAACCTTATGGTGAAAATAAAGAACTAATGGGAGAAGTTATGGAGTTTATTATGACCCAATGTCCACCTTGGATCCGCATGCCACGCGTTATACGCGATATTCCTGAACATTACATACAGGGTGGTCTAAAATGCTCCAATATGCGACAAAAGGCTACAGCAGCATTAGAAGAAAAATCATTGTCTACCCAAGAGATTCGATATCGTGAAATTGGTCGGCATCCAGAGTTTACAATCGACGATGCTAAATATTTTATTAGGAAATACAGAGCTTCTAATGGTCTTGAATGTTTCTTGTCCTTCGAAACTCCTAATAATGAAGCAATCTACGGATTTTTACGGTTGCGATTGCCAGATGTCAAAGAGCAGGGTCTACATAATAAACAACTTGCATTTCATGGCACTATTACTCCGACTACTGGTCTTATTCGCGAATTGCATATTTATGGTGGAGTCGAACGAGTAAATTCCAAGGGACATCGTGAAAGCATTCAGCATAGTGGTTTGGGTACAAGATTGCTGCGTTATGCAGAGGAAATATGTATAGATAATGACATGACAAAAATAGCTATTATTAGTGGAATTGGTGTGCGCGGGTATTATGAAAAACGTGGATACAATTTGGAAAATAATTATATGGTGAAAACGTTGCCAAATAATTATTATTATTTATATCCCTATGAAACCTTAATATTGATATTTATGGCTCTTATTAGTCCTATAGTATATCATTTGATTCAGCAATAAATTTTTCAAAATAATGTTTGCTTAAACGGCGTTTAGGGTTTGGAACATCTTTTTTATATGATTCATAAAGCTCGTCAAAATCAGCAGACGATGAATGTGTTAAATTATAATTATAATTATCGATGTAAGTGGTGGCCTCTGTTTTTTTATCCCATAAGTGGCATCCAATATTTAAGAAATACTTATTTTCATCAATAATGACATCTGGATAATAATGTCTTATAAGTCCCAATAACTTGTCTTCAGTAAGCGTCGGCATTTTATAATTGTCTTGCAATAAATTATAAATTTCATCTACTTCATATTCCAGTTGGTCTTCACTTTCATATATTTCTTTGTTCCAGAATTCCAAAAACTTTACCACTATTGGTAAATGCACACTGGTTATATTTAAAAAACGATCTTTTTCACCATCATATTTTTCTCCGAAATATTTGATCAACAATTCTTTCAACGTTGTGTGAAACATAATTCCGGGGAAATTATGTATTTCATTATAGGTTTTCCATAAATAACTCATTTCTTTCCACCCAATACAACTTTCATTACTATTGCTCGGTTCTGTCATATGTTGCAAAAAATCCATCATAATAGTCTCTTCATTACGATCTTTTAAATACATAGCATGATTTTGCACGTTCAAATCTTTGCAAAAATCATTAATAAACTTATCTGCACATCCGTATTTAGTTGAAAAATAACATGCGACTACTAAACAATCGGTGGTATGTTTATAAATATTTGTTTTATCAAAATAGGTACATAATGACCCGTTATAATCAATAAGACGACAATCTTTATACATGTGTTCGAAATATTTGAATTTAAAATATGCACTGACATTCGGTGGGCCAAACAATAAATAACTGTTATTACTTAATTCACGCAATAAACTTTTAAAGGAGCTGTTAATAAAATAGGTAAATGTGTTTTTTTTCATCATAATATCACCAATGACTGTAAGAAAATACTTTGTCGTTTCTTTGTTCATACCAAAGTGGTTCTTCATCATATGAATAATATATTGTATAGTTTCTGAATTTGGCGTGCTTGTAAAAATGTCGCGCTCCTTTATACGTTTCATAACAGACGTTTTAATTTTATATTTCCATGGTAATAGGACCTTTTCTTTTGAAATGGAACCAAGTATATTACACAACACAGTATCTTCTCTCACACAATTGTAATGATTATCTTTATATTCAAAAAATATTTCGCTTGCACTACAATAATAATATGGACATGATTTTACATAATTATTAATAAAGTCGGTGCTATTTTCTTCCAACATATTTTTGCGATTTTCTCTTTCAATATGTGTGTTGTTTATGTTTCGCATAATGGTAGGTAATTGATTGACAATATAATCTTCCATTTTTGCAATCATAGTTTCATTATCTTTATAATCATCTAACAGCAACTCAATTTTGCCGTAAATATTTTCTTTTGTATTATTTTGCATTTTATATAAGTATATACCGTTATATTTATATATTATTTTATAAAATCTCTCTATAAAGTAATAATGAAGGCTTATCCCAAAAGATATATACCAAAACAATTGTCGAAGAAAGATGTTTTGAAGCAATATGACCAATTGCAAAAATCACGGCGTCTATATAAACAGAAAAAATATCATACGCGAAAGAAAATGGCATCATTTAAAAATAAGAAAAGTAGTCATGTGACGCGGGCAAAACACTTATATAAGGTTGATGCAATTAAACCTTCTGCTTCTTTAGCCAAAAAAACGGGTTGTTCAATAAATGCTCTTAGAGAGATTGAGAGAAAAGGGGAAGGAGCGTACTATAGTTCTGGAAGTAGACCAAATCAAACGGCAAGCTCATGGGGGCGGGCAAGATTAGCAAGCTCTATTACGGGTGGAAAGAGTTCAGCTGTCGATTTACACATTTTAGAAAAAGGATGTAAGAAAAATAGCAGAGCATTGAAATTAGCGAGAAAAATGCGTGGTAAAGGTACTCGACGTGTGCCGAAAAGAAAACTATAAACAACAATAATTTGTAAATTGTTGTTTATTCATGTAGAGGATTAACATATGCATTTTTTTCATAAGGATCGTCATATATATTATAAAAATCATCATAACTTCCTAACTGAGAACTCATTGATTGAGAACGTGATTTGCGCATAGTAGTTGCATATGGATTATTGTCGCTTGGTGGTCGCAATGGC